TTCTGAGACCACTTGTTCTTCTGCTGCACCACGCTTCGCGAGTACCGCTTGTCCGGTGAAAGGACTTTGTCCTGTGCCATCGAGAACCGCTGATGGAAGGCCATCTGTGGGTGCTCGGCTGAAATGTCCAGCAGGGCAGACACCAAGTTCTCGATGTCTTCGTCTGTGAGTCGTTCGAATGCCATAGTAGGTTGGCAGGTTGGTGCGACTGGAGAGGTTCGAACTCCCGACACCTTGCTTAGAAGGCAAGTGCTCTATCCGACTGAGCTACAGTCGCGCTGGTTAGAAGATCCGTCTTGCTTGACGCGGGTGGACTGCGGTCCACTTCTTGAACGTCTCATTGTATTGCGGGATGGTTAGCTCCATACCGTTGGCCGTCCCCGGCTCAGCATGGAACTTCACCCATGTCATGCTGCCCTTCTCGTCCTTGATCCGAATGCCCCAGCCGGGGTAGTTCCCGAACCCCTCATAGACCACCTGTCCCTTGATGCGATGGCCATCCTCGTCGAAGACGATATAGCCTTCGGCCAGTAGGGACTCGACCTTACGAGCGATCTTCAGCGCATTGTTCAGACGAGCCTGCTCGCGCTTATTGAGGCTCATAGTGAATGTGAGGTCGCCTGTCACGACATCTTCCAGTTGGGGTCTATGCCCCGGAAGGTCAAGCTGATGCGCGGCCCGCACTTGTGCAGCCCCGACTTGGGGATCTTGTGCATGTGCGTGTCCTGCATCCCGGCAGGCATGATGATCATGTCGCCGTCGTGCATCGTCACCTTGGTGATGTTCTGGTTCGCGTTGTCGCGGAAGTGGATCTCGCGTGTGGCACCGAGCGACACGATGGTGATCGGGCGCGCATCGTCCATTTCGGGTGAGTCGTCGGCGTGCCAACCGAGTTGGTCCTTGCCATCGAGGTAGTGATTCAGGAAGACCACGTCGAACAGTACGGTCTTCGTCGGCACCTTGGCCACGACGAGGGCCGCTGTGGTCAGGGCTTCAGCACCGATCCACAGGGCTTCGAGTGAGTCGGTGGTCGGCTGCGGCTGGTATGTACGTTGGCCTGCACCTTCACCGTATGTATACGGGTGGCCAAGACGCGAGACGAAGTATTCGCTGCGCGGTGTCGAGCCGATGCGGACCCAGTCCAGATCGACCAAGCGGTCGAACCAGTTGGGTACTGTCTTGAAGGCGCGGGGGCAGTACATGACCGCCACGCCACCCTTCACGTCGATGGGTTCCATATTCATAGCCTTTTGACTGTACCAGAGTTTTGAGGGTTTGTAAAGACCCTACCTTCAGAAGCCGCAGTAAGTAAGAGACAGCAGGTTGACCACGGCGCAAGACGCCCTCAATCAGCCGCGCCCAGAAATCTCTTAGCCTGCGCATGAAGAACACTAATTTCCTACAGGACTCATCGTTCCAGCTGGTCATCCCGCGCTTCTCGAACGTGCAGTTCCATGGTCAGGGCGTGAACATCCCGAGCGTGAAATTGAACGCCACGAAGGCCGCGACACCGTATGTCGATATGCCGCTGGCTGGCGACAAGATGGAATTCGGGACATTCGAGTGCACATTCATCGTCGATGAACAGCTCTTGAACTACGAAGAGATCTTCAACTGGATCCAGTCCATTTCATTCGCGACGTCCAATGAGGACTTCACGAATTACCCCGGCAAGGGTCCAGCAAAAATTCAGTCGCTCGGTGAGCAGGACATCACCCTGACGATCCTGAATTCGAAAAACAACCCAGTGGTCGATTTCGTTTTTCACGACGCAATCCCCACGGGTCTATCCGGCCCGACTCTGATGACCACGAGCAACGATCTCAATTACCTGTACTGCACAGCGACGTTCGAGTACACGTACTTCAAGATGGTCAGAAATCCGGCGTAAATAGGCCACACACCCGAAAAAGAATCACGCGATGACCCTTTCCACCGCCGTTCAACCCTACTGGGACGACTTCAACGAGGACAAGCAGTTTTACGAAATCCTGTTCCGTCCGTCCTTCGCTGTCCAAGCGCGTGAGCTGAACCAGCTGCAATCCATCCTACAAAAGCAAATCGAGCGCCACGGTCGCCACGTTTTCGCTGAAGGCTCGATGGTCATCCCCGGTCAGATCACCCTTGAACTGAACACGGCGTATGTCAAGATCGAATCGACGTACAACGGCACGTCGGTCGAAAGCTTCCTCGACGAGCTGATCGACGGCAACGTGGAACTCACGGGTCAGACCAACGGCGTGAAGGCGCGTGTGGTTCACTGGGAACCCGCCACCGATACCGAGCCGACGACTCTGTACGTTCGCTACGTGTCATCGGACACAACGACGGGTACGATCAAGACGTTCCTGCCAGACGAACTGCTGGTTTCTGACAGCACCACACCGCGCACGATGCAAGTGCAGTCTGTGTCGGTCACCCCCATCGGTCTGGGCTCGACGGCCAACATCCAACGCGGTGTGTTCTTCGTCAATGGCCGTTTCGTTCTCGTCAAGGCCCAGACCATCGTTCTGGACCGCTACACATCCCAGCCTTCATACAACGTCGGTCTTCTGATCAACGAAGGCTTCGTCACGCCCGAAGAAGATTCCAGCCTGCTGGACAACTCACAGGGTTCGACCAACTTCAATGCCCCCGGTGCACATCGCTACTGGATTGATCTGCAACTGATCAAGAAAGCACCGAACGAAGAAACGAACAAGAACTTCATCCTGCTGGCCAAGACGACCAGCGGCCTGATCGACAAGGTCATCACCAAGACCGACTACTCGGAAATCGAGAAGACGCTCGCCCGTCGCACATACGACGAGTCTGGCAACTACGCGGTCACCCCGTTCAACATCCAGCTGCGCGAACACCGCAACAACGACCGTGGTGCATGGGCCGCGACGACGAACTACATCAAGGGTGACGTGGTCAAGTCGGGTGCGAATTACTACGTGGCGCAGAACACGGGCCTGTCAGGCACCGTCGCACCGACGCACACGATGGGTCAGCTCGCCAACGGTGGAGTGAATTTCCTGTACGAGCCGACGCCGAACTTCAACAACGGTGTGTTCACCGACGACCAAGGCGGTGACGCGAACTTCATTGCCGTGGGTCTCGAACCCGGCAAGGCATACGTCGAAGGCTTCGAGATCGAAAAGCTCTCGACATCATACGTCAAGGTGCCCAAGGCCCGCGACTACCAGTCGATCCCCTCTGGTGTGATCCAACCGAACCTGACGTCACTGGTGAAGATCACCAACGTCTTCGGCTCGCTCGACACGACGAAATTCCTGACCGTCAGCCTGTACGACACGTACACATCGGTGCAGGGCTCATCTTCGGGAACTCTGGTCGGCACGGCCAAGGCTCGCTACATCGAGCTGGACAGCGGCACACCCGGCGTCTCGACGACGACCTACACACTGGGTCTGTTCGACATGCAGCTCAACTCGGGCAAGAAGTTCGAGCATGACGTTCGCCAGATCTACTTCGACAACACGTCTGGTGTGGACTTCACCGCCGACGTGGTCAAGCAGGTTGCGCAACTCACTGGTGCGATCACGACGACCTCTACATCACCGACCGTCACTGGTCTGGGTACCTCATTCACGACCGAGCTGGTGCCGGGTGAATCCATCCGCTTCTACAACGGTTCGACCGAAGTGGTCGCGAAGATCCTCTCGATCCAATCGGATACGAGCCTGACGCTCACGGCCAACTCTGGTGTGACGCTGTCCAACGTGGTCTTCTACAGCCTGATGTCTGAGATCACCGATGCGGGCAACGATGCCCTGATCTTCCCGGTCTCGGTGCCGTTTGTGCGTACGCTGCGCTCGAACGCCAACCCGGCGCTCTCGACGACAAATTACTACACCAAGCAGAAGTTCACGGATACGTGCGTCTCGGGTGCAATCTCGATCACCACATCTTCATCTGGCGACACGTTCGTCAGCTCTGCTGACAAGACCGCGTTCCTCGTGGTCAACGTCACGACTGGCGCGATCCTGAACCCATCGAGTATCGTCCTGAACGGCGGCGCGACGACGGCCACGATCACCATCGGCTCTGGCAACAACACGAACACCATCATGGTGATCGCCAAGGTGCGCCGCGTCCTGAAGGAACGCACCAAGACGATGACACGCGGCTTCAGCGAAGACTTCACGACGCAATCCGTTGTGCAGGCCCAGAACATCGCACTATCGAACTGCGATGCCCAGAAGCTGCGCAAGGTCGTGCAGTTCATCACGACATCGACAGGCAACCCGATCCCATTCGGCTCACCGATCCCCGGCACTGGCGTGACCGAGATCGACATCACGGCCCAGTACATCCTGCAAGGCAACCAGAAGGATTCGTACTACGACTTCTCGTCGATCAAGATGTCACCGGGCGCTGTATTCCCGAACTCACCGATCCGCGTCTACTACGACTACTACGCCCACGGCAACACGGGCGACTTCTTCAGCGTGGACTCATACTCTTCGAGCGCCGAGCTGCCGCCGCTGCACCGCCTGTCCAACGGCGTGACGATCAACCTGCGCGACTACATCGACTTCCGTCCGACGCGCCTGACATCCACAACGTGGTCTTCTTCGTTCGTCCCCGCCATCGGTGAGGACTTCACAACCGACTATTCGTACTACCTCGCGCGCCGCGACAGCATCGTGGTCGATACGCTGGGTAACTTCCTGTCGGTGCAGGGTTCACCCGGCGAGAACGCCACGGATCCGCACGAGCTGGCCAACACCATGATGTTGTACAAGCTGGATCTGACGCCAGCGACACAGGCGGTGGACTACTCCAACATCAGGGTCACGCGCATCAACAACCGCCGCTACACGATGAAGGACATCGGTGATCTGGATCGCCGCCTTCAGAACGTGGAGTACTACACGGCGCTGAACCTGCTCGAAGAGCAGACGAAGAACCTCCAGCTGTTCGACGCGAACGGCAACCTCCAGTTCAAGAACGGCTTCCTCGTGGATTCGTTCGCGGACATGAACATCGGTGACACAAACTCGAACAACTACCGCTGCGCGATTGACACGACGGCTCGCTTCATGCGTCCGACGTTCGACATCACGACAGTCAACCTGATCGAGAAGTCGGCCAACAACGCTGAACGCGCTGCCGCTGGCTACCAAGCCACGGGCGGTCTCGTCACGCTGCCGTACACCGAAGTCGCCGCGATTAGCCAGATGGCTGGCTCGCACATGGAGTCGGTGACGCCGTACATCCAGCTGAACTTCATCGGCCAGATGACACTGACGCCGAACTCGGACGACTGGCACGAGACCAGCATCGAGCCCGACGTGTCGGTGAACACTGGCATCGTGCCGCCCGAGAAGACGACGCAGAACCACGATCACGACGACAAGGATCCGCGCAAGCGTTTCTTCAAGCATCACCGTCACTACCACTGGTGGAACCACTGGCAGGAAGTGTGGGTTGGCCGTCATCACCACGATGCGCGTCATCACCAGCACAAGACACGTAAGCAGGGTGATGATCATCGCGATCACCAAGTGGTGGTCTACGATCCGCGCGAAGACGCGAACCGCAAGCATCACGTCAAGCACGAAATGCCCGTGCAGATCGACCTTGGCACCAAGGTCAAGCACAAGAAAAAGAGCGACGGTGACACGAAGATCCAGCTGGATGTCGTGCCATACATGCGCGAACAGCTCGTGACGTTCCACGCCACGGGCATGAAGCCGAACACGCGCGTCTACCCATTCTTCGACACCATCGACGTGTCGCAATACTGCACGATGGCCGATGAGGTTGTCGTCTCGACACCGACTGGCGACTTCGATAGCACGACGGATGCGGGTTCTGAATCGCAGCATCCGGCCCGTTCGCACAAGGACAAGAAGAAGCCGCACAAGCATCTGCGTCGGGGTGACATCATCCACAACGGCGCTGGCGGCAACATCAATGCCTCCACTGGTACGTATGTGGTCCTGCGTCATCACCACGTCAAGGGCCAGCACCGCCTGCATGTGCACAACAAGCTGGGCACGATCTCAGCTGGCCACACCATCCATGGTTCGATCTCGGGCAAGCAAGCCACCGTCGTTTCGGTGACGTCGCCCGTCGATCACACCCTGATGACCAACGAGAACGGCGAGTGCGTCGGTATCTTCACGATCCCGGCCACGAGTGCCCTGCGCTTCCGCACAGGCACGCGTCTGTTCACGCTGACCGACTCGACGACGAACGACAAGAACTGGACGACGAAGGCCACGGCGACGTACATGTCCCATGGCGTGATCGACCCCCCGGTTCCTTCAACGCGCCCGCCCGAGCCGAAGCCGCGTACGAAGCCGCCGCGCCCGCCGCGCCCGCCTGTGGTGTCCCCGCCACCGGGTGTCGATGTGGTGGAAGATCCGCCGATCATCCTGCCAGCGCCGCCGCCCGTGGTGTCGGATCCGCCTGTGATCGCGACCCCGCTGCCTGTGCCACCCGCACCGCCTGCGCCGCCGCCGTCCGAGCCGCCTGTTTCCCCGCCTGCCCCGGTGGTGTACCCGCCCGCGCCCGCGATGGATCCGCCTGCCCCGGCCCCGGCCCCGGTTGCGCAGCCTGCGCCTGCCCCCGCACCGACCGTGCAGTACTACGGCGAAGGCAACGACTGGATGAACACATGGGGCAACTCTGGCTGGACCCCTGACTTCGCCGTCCAAGGTGGCGATGGTGGTGACGGTGGAGATCCGCTGGCCCAGTCCTTCTCTGTGCCTGACAACGGCGTCGGTATGTTCGTGACCAGCTTCGACTTCTACTTCGGTGCGAAGGACAAGTCGCTGCCCGTGCGCCTCGAACTGCGCGAAATGCTGAACGGCATTCCGACGACGACGGTGGTTCCGGGCTCGAAGGCCACGATGCTGCCCGACGACATCACGACGTCAACGAATGGTTCCGTGGCAACGCGCTTCCACTTCAATCAGCCGATCTACCTCGAACCCGGCAAGGACTACGCGCTGGTGCTCAGCTCGGATTCCGTGTACTACCAAGTGTTCGTGTCGCAGATGGGCGAAGACGACCTGATCACTGGCGAGCGTATCGCCAAGCAACCGTACCTCGGTTCGATCTTCAAGTCGCAGAACGGCTCGGTGTGGACACCGGACCAGATGCTGGACATGAAGTTCGTCATGAACCGTGCGAAGTTCGACACGTCCGCAGCTGCCAACGTGCGTTTCACCAACGAGCGTCTGGGTGCAGACTACCTCGAAGCGAACTCGGTCTTCACGCGCAGCGGTACGAACAAGGTCCGTGTGTTCATGAAGAACCACGGTCACATCGCTGGCTCGAAGGTGACGATCTCTGGCGTGCAATCCGCGCTGAACGGCATCCCGGCTGTCGAACTGAACGCACAGTTCACTGTGGTTGCCGCCGACTTCGATTCGTTCGTGATCCAAGCGACGACGAACGCGACTTCGACGGGTTACACAGGTACGACGGACATCCTCGTGACGACGAACGTGCGCTTCGATGTGGTGAACCTGAACATGACGCAGCTGGTTCTGCCCGGTACGACGATCAAGCACTTCGTGACCACGACGCGCCGCGACTTCACCAAGAAGCTGTTCTCGGTGGAGATCCAGCCAAACCAGAACGTCCCGATGACCGAGAACAGCTTCGTGCTGTCCGAAGAAAACGAAACGCAGTTCAACAGCGGCTACAAGAGCCTCGACGTGTACTCGCAGCTCGTGACGCTGTCGGATCTCGTGAGCCCTGTGCTCGATCTGGAGCGTGTGTCGATGATCTGCGTGGGCAACCGAATCGCTGATGCGTACGCCGCGACGAACATCGCCGCGCTGGACGACAACGCGCTGGGTACATCGAATCTCGTGTCCTTCTCGGGTGCGACGATCTCGACTGCCGATGCGACGACGAAGACCAAGTTCCTGAAGGCCCGCGTCGGTCGCATCCTGACAACGTCTGGATCCGCCAACCCGGCGAACAACGTCTCGGCGGTGATCACTGCGGTGGCCAGTGATGGCTCGTCGATCACGCTGCAAGGTGTGTCATTCACAACGGAATCCACTGGTGCCACGATCACCTTCTCTGTGGCCGAGTACTTCATTTCCGAGATCGCACCCGAAGACGGTTGTGCCGATGCGAAGTACGTGATCAAGGAAATGACGCTGGTCGATCCGGCTGACAACCTGCGCGTGTACTTCGACGTGAACATGCCCTCAGTGGCATCGGTCGATCTGTACTACCGGGTGAGCGCCGTGGGTGCACCGAAGGACCAGATGGTCAACTCCAACTGGACGCTGGTGCAGCCGAACGCGGCCATCGCAACGTACGAGGATCCGAACACGTTCTTCGGTGCCGACTACACGATCACACCCGCATCTGCGTTCGACAAGGCGCAGATCAAGATCGTGATGCGCTCGACAGAATCGGCCTTGGTGCCGACGATCAAGCAACTGCGACTGATTGCGGCGACATGAAAGATCTGATCCCGGTTGAGGCCAACCCTCAACTCGCTCGCGATGCGAAATCCGGTGCGGTCCTGAACGTGGACCGTGCCGGGTATCGAGCGTTCGTCGAACAGAAGCGTCGTCGGACGGCGAAGGA